CGATCTGCTTACTGAATACAATATTTGACATTGGCTGCATTGCATTGTCTGCACAAAAAACCTGATACCGTTTATATACATCAGCGGTTGGTTCATTTTCTATCATGTCAACCCCGGTGTCATTGATAAATGCAAGGATAGGGTTGTTTTCTTCTTCATACTCTGTCAACTGGTTCTGAACCTTGTCTGACTTGGTGAATCCGTCATTGATGATAATTCTTTTCAGACCTTCCACACCAAGCCTGATGAAATATTCAACGCTTTCCTGTTGAATCAGTTTGTACTTAATGAATGGGTCATAGTCAGGTGAATCCTTGCTGAACGTAGCATTGAATGGAATGATAACCAAACGCCTAAGTACCGCCCCGGTCTTGTCCTTCATACGGGGAATATCGTTGGCACTGAATAACAGCTTGATGAACGGGTTGAACTCAAACGGGTCTTGTCCTTTACGCTCTGCCTTGATGCGGTTACCTGTTACTATTTTCTTGAACACGCTGACCTGTGAACCTTGAAGGAAATCATCACCAATATCATCACCAATGTTTGCCAGTTTGCCGAACATCATTGAAGTATTGAACCTGTCACCCAGTTCTTTCAGGTCAAGTGCTGAAATGTTCCGATCACCAAGGATTGCTTTGACACAATCCAAAAATGTACTTTTACCGTTGGACTTGTCACCTGTCAGAATGAACGCCTTGCCTAACTCGTTTCTTCTGTAAAAGCAGTAACCAATACATTCTTCCAACAATGCCCTGATTGCTGCATCACCACATGCTAACTTGTTCAGGGTGCTATCTGCCAGTTCAGAATAGGCATCCGGCTTATAGTCCCAAGGAATCTTGTTAGTAATAACAATGTCCGTGCTGAATGGTTTCAGTTCCCCGGTCACAAGGTCATATACACCGTTGTTGAAAGCAATCAGGTTTGCATCTGATTGTTCCTTTTCATCAACGATCAATTCCATGTAATCAAGAACTTCCCGGCGTTGCATCTTTTTTAGGTTGGGGATATGCTGAATCATGTTTGATTCAATTTCTTTATACCCATTGGAATACACACCGTCTTTGTATATATGCAACTGCCCGTTGATTTTGATAACGTGTGCCGTGTTCTTCATAAACACTGCAAACTTGTCAAACAGAAATGTGCTGCCAAGGAAAAAAACAGGTTTCTGAAAAGCATCATCACGCAAGATCACTTCCAGTTCATCATCTGACAGCGGTTGTTTCAGAACAAACTTGTTCAGGATGCGGATACACTCACGGGTTTCTTCAACAGTGAAATCATTTGCAGTCAGGGTCAGGATGTAATTGAAAAGTGCCTGATTCCTTCCGTCCCCGGCATCCATATCAACAAAGTCTGCGGTTGCCTTGACCGGGAACAACCACTTGGGAACTTCCTGATACTTTCCACCTTCTTCAATGTCCCATTCACAAAACCTTTCTTCACCGTCAATCTTGATAACCTCATAGGATAACTTACTGCCGACTTTTATATCAGCAGTAAGACCAACCGCCAACTGAACGTGTGTCCTGTTCCTTGCAATAGTATGATTCTTGAAAAGAAAGTGTTTTCCCCTACTGGTACAAAGGACTTTACAGTCAAGTTGCAGTTCTTCCACAATGTTCATCAGAATTTCAGATTGGTCAGAATCATCAATGTCAATAAGGATGGTGTCATCAGCCAAAACCCCGCCGAACCCGTTCAGGTTTTTCACTTCATCATAGGTTTTCCATGTGGTTCTGTTTTTCAGTTTTTCAATGCTTGCCTTGCCTTTGGTTTCAACATAACCTTTGTAAAGCATCTTTTATCACCTACCTTATGTGATGTTTTCTAACACCTTTTTATAAAAATCCTTATTCCTGATGTTACGGTCAAAAGACTGCTGCCTTGATCGCAACAAAAATTTCAACTCTTTCAGTTCTTTCTTCTGTTCCTTCAATGTGTTTCTTGGTTCTTTCAGGCGTTCCCTGTACTTTTTTACATCAGCATTGCGATCCTTCCAAACTTTTGTGTTCTTCCTGTGTGAATCCCGGAGAAGCTGCGAATTTTTAACACCCGTCTGAATCTGTGAAATACAGTGTTTTGTCTGCATGATCTGCTGTTCTGCATACTTGACCTTTTGCGTGTACCCTTCAATGTAAATACTGTGTTCCTTCTGAACCTGTTCAAACTGTTCAGTCTGTTCCTGAACAAATTCTTTAATCTGCTGTTCACATTCCGGGTTGAAACTGCTTCTGATAAGTTTCAGCAGTTTCCTGACTTTGGTAATGCTGCGGATATTCAAAAATTCTTCAAGATGAACCATCATTGAACCATTTTCATATCTGATTTCTAAATCCATAAAAACCTTCCTTCCCGGTGTTACGCTACAACACCAAATTGTTTCAAGCGTTTCTTTGCTAAATCTATGTACCACTGCCTATCAAGTTCAGGCGGTGTTTTTACCCCAACAACTGAATCATTGAAAATGAAACAGTGGTCAGGTGTATTACCGAATTTCTCACCCTTGGTTTTCACCTGTTTACGTTTCAGCAATCTGCCGTCCTTCTGATCGTTAGATGCAAACACCCTGTATGACTTATATGTGTATTTGTCCTTGTCAGGGTATTCATACACCGTCTTGATTGTTCTTTTGCCTATATGACTGACAAGCGGGGTGCAATGCTCATGTTCAACCCAATCATACTTGTCTGATAACTTGACGATCTTCTGAAACATAATCAGGTCATCACACTGATTGATGGTCTGTTCAACCGGGGTTTTCTTAACCATGTAGTCAACCAGTGCTTTATTCAGGATTGGCAGATCATTGTCAACCGCTGAAAGTTCCTTCACATAAGCACCGATTCTTTCAACACCGCCGTCAATACCAACCCAAAGGTAATTGTTCACATCCTTCTGATAGATTTCACTGATGTTATCCAGTTCAAGAAGAATTGAACACTGATCTGTTGAACAACGCTGTTCCCACTCCCAACAAATATCATCAACCATTTCAAAGGCTTCATCTGTGTCAGGAATCCAAATAATAAGACCGTCCGTGTTGGACTGAATCAGTTCAAATCCCGGTACAACTTCAAGGTGTTCAATCAGGTCAAGCAACATCAACTGACCGTTGATGCACATACAGTTATTGTTTCTTGGGTCATACGCTGCATTGGTTTCATCCTTCATTGCACCTGACAAGGCGTTCAGCATCTTCTTATATGGCAACTGTGCTTTCTTCCACCGCTTGACTTCTTTCTTGTTTCCGGCGTTTTTTGCAGCAATCTGTTTTTCCTTCATGGCTTTTCGTGTGTTATACACCAACGGGTAATTGTCATTGGTTGCTGCCCTTGTAACCAGTCCCCAAGCAATCAGCATTGAAGGATAGTAATTGTTTACATCAACGTGCAGCAGTTGCCCGGTCTTGTGAATTGGTGTGGCTGTTGCCCCATGAACACCACCAAAACCGAATGAATGAGGAATACCCGCAACCACGGTTTCAAGTCCCTGTTCCTTGTACCATGTGCGTTTTGAGTATTTATCCATGTGTGCCAAATCCATTGACAAGGCTTCTTGTCTTTTCTGTTCAAACCAGTCCTGAACATATTTATATTTTTTCAGTTGCAAGCACGGCAAGAAGTAAAAATCAAATTCATCTTCAAATGATCTGCGGGAACACCCAAGCACCTTTGCGGTGATTCTTGCTTCACTGTCCCCTATATCAGACAGGTTCACAATGTCCGGGAAAGCCTGAATGATACCGTGCATTGCATTAAATTCATCTATTTTTTCAAGGAATACTTTGATGGTTTCTTCCACATCATGCCGACAGTAAAAAACTGTCATTTCAATTTCTTCCTTGGTCAATTTCCTGTTTATTCTAAAATCAACATCCGTTTCCTTGATATTGCTGCCAAGAAAACCTTCCAGTGTTTTCAAACCAACCGGGGGGTTCGGCATAACATCATAGTTAATCATTGGAACTTTGTTGAACGCTGATGAAAATTGCCACCCTTCCCTTTTTTCAACAATTATCCAGTCATTGATTCTTTTTGGGTTCATCCCCAACAAAATCCCCTTAAATATGTACTGGTCATAGTGGCGGTTGTTATAACCTACCCATATATCCTTGCTATTCGCTTCATATAAGGCTTTTAATTCATCAGGGTTATTGATTATCACATATTCTTTTTTCTTGGTCACATCAATGAAAACGGCAAGCCAATCTTCCTTGAAAACCTCAAAGTCATAAAATATCACTACATTCACCCTTTCTGAAAATAGCGGTGGAAGGTGCGACCCCGCCACCGCCTGACAATTCCATTTTGTAGATATTTTATCTACTTTTCAAGTAAAATTTTTTAGCAATCAAAAACTTCCTTGATTGTGATAGGGTTGAAAGCATCTGCCTTATAATCAACCTCAACTTCAATCGCACCCTGAATAGACTGGAATACATCAAGAATCTGATCTGCAAAATCTGCATAGTTTACGAACTCAACAGGTGTGTCATCTTCTGCAATCAGCTTGTTCACCCAAGTACATACAGACTTGATTGCCTGTCCGTCCGTCCACTTTGCGGAACTGTTGCCGGAAATAACACGGTTGAAGAAGATCATGCGGTTTGCCTGTTCACCTTCCTTGATCTTTGCCTGAACTGCAAACATCAACTTATCCTGTGCCTTGGTCAACTTAATTTCCATCTTCTCAATACTAATGATATATGTACCATCCGGCACATCAGCAAAATCATTATCAGGTGCGTTCT